TAGTAGAATCAGCAGCAGCTTCATCTAAAGTAGTCTTTATGGTTAGACCTAATTCTGTTACTAGAAAAAAAGATTTAGCTGGCACAAGAAATGGTGATATTATTACTGGAAGTGCAGATGATGTCGCTGTCCTACAATCACAAAAACAATATGATTTACAAGTTGTTGAAAGAAGCATAACAAAATTAGAAGAAAGAATGTCTTATGCCTTTTTATTAAACACTGCTATTCAAAGAGATGCTGAAAGAGTTACAGCACAAGAAATTAGATACATGGCACAACAATTAGAAACTGCTATGGGTGGTATTTATTCTTTATTATCTCAAGAATTTCAATTACCTTTAGTAACAATTTTAATGCAAAGAATGGCGCAAGCCAAAGAAATACCTACGTTACCAAAAGGTTCTGTACAGCCTACAATTGTTACAGGTGTTGAAGCTTTAGGTCGAGGAAATGATTTACAAAAATTAAGAGAATTTGTAGCTGAGATAGGAAACTTAGCACAGATAAATCCAGCAATTGCACAAAGTATAAATGCACAGGATTTAATTAAACGTATTGCTACAGGATTAGGCATTGACACTGAAGGACTTGTTAAGAGTGAAGAGCAATTAGCTCAAGAACAAGAAGCTCAAGCAGATGAAATGCAAAATCAACAAATGATGGGGATGGCTGAAAAAGCTGTCGCTCCTGTTATTAATGGAGCAATGAAACAACAACAAGAACAAGGATAATTAAATGGTAGATGTAGTAGAAGTAAATACAGAAGATACTGGTGCTGTAAAACCAGAAGTAAATGAGAAACAGTCCGCACAAAGTAAACCTGAAGGCTTACCTGAAAAATTCAACACAGTTGGAGATTTAGCAAAGTCTTATCAGGAATTAGAAAAGAAACTTGGTGAACAATCTCAGTCAAAAGAAGCTGAACCTATTCTTAAAGAAGAAGTTAAAGCTGACCCAAACAATTTAGACATAGCTGAACAAGCTGTTGAAACTGCTGGATTAGATATGACATCTTTACAAAAAGAATATTCAGAAAAAGGTGAATTAAATGCTAAGTCTTATGCTGCTTTAGAAAAAGCTGGTATAACAAAAGACTATGTAAATAATTATATTGCCGGACAAGAAGCTTTAGCTACAAATTCAGCTAATGAAATTAAAGCTTCTGTTGGTGGTGATGCACCCTATCAAGCAATGACTGATTGGGCATCTAACAATATGAATGAAGGTGAAAAAAAAGCTTACAACACAGCTGTTAATAGTGGAGACATGGACACAGTTAAGTTAGCAGTAAGCGCACTTAAAGGCCAATATGAAAGAGCTAATGGTGTAGAGCCTACACTTGTTGCAGGCAAAGCACAAGCATCTCAAGGTGAAGGTTATCAATCTTGGGCGCAAGTTACTGCAGCTATGTCTGACCCTAGATATGCTAAAGATAGTGCATACCAAGCTGAAGTAAAAGCAAAACTAGCTAACAGTAAGATATAATAAGAAAAAATAAAAAATTGTCGTTAGCGGGTTAATTCCCGCTTGCGATTATATAGTTGTGCATGCTATTTAGCAGGCAACTGCCAACACATATATAAATAAGCGTAGTAACCTTACCACCTGCGGGTGATAATCTGGAAGTGAAACTGAAAAGAAATATGTAGAGGCTTTCATAACAATAACAACAGTAACAAAGGAAAATAATAATATGGCAAATGCAACACCCGTAAGTCAAGGTTTAGTAAATGCATCCGGTACTGAAGACGCATTGTTTCTGAAAGTTTTTGCAGGTGAAGTTCTTACTTCATTTGACAGAGCATCAGTAACACAAGGTTCTGAAATGGTTAGAAGTATATCTTCTGGCAAATCAGCGACTTTCCCCGTAATGGGTAGAGTAGGTGCGGCTTATCATGTAGCAGGTGCAGAAATTACTGGCTCAGACGTAAACCACAACGAAAAGGTTATTACAATTAATGACCTTCTATTATCTTCTGTATTCCTATCGAATATTGAAGAAGCAAAAAACCACTGGGATGTAAGAAGTGCTTACTCTATGGAAATTGGCAGAGCGCTGGCTTTCCAAAAAGACAAACACGTACTACAAACTATTGGTCAAGCATCTCTAGCGTCAGCAAACGTTGGTGATACATCTTATGCAGCTGGAGCAACTGTCACTAATGCTGGCATAGCTTCTGCAACAGCAGCAACTGCAGCTAACGCTGTGATTGATGCATTGTTTGATGCAGCTAAACAATTGGATGCAAATTTTGTACCTAAAGAAGGTAGAAAAGCATTCATTAGATTAGAAGAGTATTACAAACTAGCTAATGGTACTAATGTAGTTAACGTTGACTTTAGTGGTCAAGGTTCAATTGCAGAAGGTAAAGTAGTTAAAGTAGCTGGAATTGAATTAATTCCAACTCCTCACTTTATCAGTGGTAACATTGCAGCAGCAAATGACACAACAGCTCCTTCAGGAAAATCAGCAACTATCGCTGACCCTCAAGCAGTTAACTTAACGAACTATGTAGCGTTAGTAAGTCATCCAAGTGCAGCTGGAACAGTTAAATTAATGGACTTAGCAGTCGAATCTGAATATGATATCAGAAGACAAGGTACATTAATGGTTGCTAAATATGCTATGGGTCATGGCGTATTAAGACCAGAAGCAGCAGTAGGAATTAAAGAAGCATAATCGCTACTTTATAATATAGGACTGGCGAGTGAGGGAGACTTAGCTCGCCATTTCTAATCAAATAAAATTTTTAAATTAAAGGAAAAATGGCTACACAAATTACACCAACTACCGAGCTTCAAGCTATCAACATTATGTTGTCACACATTGGAGAAGCTCCCGTAAATGCAATTACAGGCACAACATCAGTTGATGTATCAACAGCAATTAATCTTTTAGACGAAACAAATATGTCAATTCAATCTCAAGGATGGCATTTTAATACTCACAACAATTACGCTTCTTTATCCCTTGATTCCAATGGGAAAGTTCCCCTTCCAGCAAACTGCGTTAAAGCTGACGCTACTTACAAATATTTAAATTACACAATGAGAAATGGTTATTTATATAACATGGAAACTCATACAGATATATTTACTTCCGCACCTAGTTTAGTTGATTTAGTTTTAGTGCAACAATTTTCAGATTTACCAGAATACGCCAGACAATATATTGTAGCAAAAGCTTCAAGAAGATTTGCTTCAAGATTTGTAGGTGATAAAGAAATTATAGGTTTAATTGCATCAGATGAAAATGAAGCTTTAATGGCATTTCACCAAGCTGATAGTCAAGCAGCAGATGTTAATATATTACAAGGAGATGCAAACACTTATTCTATTATTAACAGACCACCAAGAAGGACTTACTAATGGGTGGAGTAGTATCTCAGAGCATTCCTAATTTTCTGAATGGTATCTCACAACAATCCCCAACACAACGAGGTATTAATCAAGGTGAGGAACAAATTAATTTACAAAATGGTATTGTAGATGGTTTAGCTAAAAGACCCCCATTTGATTTTGTGGCTACTTTAGATGCTACAAACGTATTACCTAACACTACAAAATTTTGGTCAATTCAAAGAGATAAAGAAAATCAATTTATGTGTGCTTTTTATAATGGTGGTGTTAAAGTTTGGGATTTACAGGGAAATGCAAAAACAGTTACTATTGCAAGTGGCTCAAGTTATTTAACTAGCACTAATCCTAAAGAAGATTTTAGATTAGTTAACATTGCAGATTATACTTTTTTAGTAAATAAATCTAAAACTGTTTTAGCTGATACAAATTTAAGCACAGCAAAAGTACAAGAATTTTATATTAATGTTTTACTTACTAATTTTGGTAAAGAATATTCTGTAACACTTAAACATCCTAGTATGTCTTATAATATTAAAGCATCTTTACAATTACCAACTGGTAATAGTGCTACACATGATACAGCATTTAGAGACACTGCACACGTTGCAGATATATTATTTAAAGGAACTTCTAGTTCACATTTTAATTCTAGTTCTGATGCATCTTTTGATATTACAAGAACTGACACAGGTGCTTCTTTAGGAGCAACTACAGGTTTAGGAACAAATTCTGGTGTTACAAATTATTTTACTATGACACTTTACTCTTCAGTTATTAGAGCAGTTTCTACAGATGGTAATGCTTTATTTACTGCATCATCTAGTGATGGTACAGGAAATACTGGAATGTTTATTGTACGAGATAAAATAAGTGATTTTACAAAATTACCTTATCAAGCCAGCACAGATAGTCGAATGGAAATTACAGGTGAAGATGGAGATACGTTATCTAATTATTGGGTAAAATTTGTAGAAGATGGTTTATGGCAAGAAACTATAGCACCCGGAGTTAGTCTTGGTTTAAACAATGCTACAATGCCACATACATTAATTAATAACAATGATGGCACATTTACTTTTCAAGAACAAGATTACACAGACAGAGGAGCTGGAGATGGTATCACTAATTCAAATCCAAGTTTTGTAAATACAAACATTAACAACATATTATTTTATAAAAATAGATTAGGCATACTAGCAAGAGATAATTTAATTTTTACTGAGAACGCTAGCTTTTTTAATTTTTATGCTAAAACAGTAACTCAAGTCTTAGATACAGACCCAATTGATATAGCTGCTTCAGGTTCTGAAGTTAATACCTTAGTTGATAGTGTTGCTTTTAATGAAGCATTATTATTATTTTCTGAAAGAGCGCAATATAAATTAGGCAGTGTAGGAGAATCTATATCACCTACTTCTGCTATATTAAATGAAGTTTCTGCGTTTGAACATGATAAAAATATTAAACCAGTTTCAGCAGGTAAGTATGCTTATTTTGGACAAGCTAGAAATAACAACACAGCTATAAGAGAATATTATGCTGATGATGACACTTTAACAAATGATGGTTTAGACATTACAGTTTCAGTACAAAATTTAATACCTAAAAATGCTTTTCAAATAATTACAAACACTACAGAAGATACATTAATTACATTATGTTCTGACACTGCTGATACACAACTTGTCCCTTATACTACCAGTACAGATTTAACATCTACTCATGGTGGCACTATGTTTGTTTATAAATATTTCTTTGATAGTGGAGAAAAAGTACAAACAGCATGGTCAAAATGGACTTTACCTAATGGTAAAATTATTGGTGGAATGACATTTGAAAGTTATATTTATTTAATAGTTTCTGAAGGTAAAACAACAAAATTATTAAAAATTGATTTGAGAAATTTAAAAGATGTGACAACAGGTTTTGGAATTTTTTTAGATTTAAAAACTAAAGTTACAGGCACTTACGCAAGTGGAACAGATTTAACAACTGTTACTTCACCTTATGGTGTTAAAACAGGTTTAATAGCTGTAGATGCAACTAACGGAAACAATTTTACATTAACTGCAACTACTGGGTCTTCTTATACATTATTAGGCAATCATACTAATATTTGGTTAGGAGTACCATATGAATCAAGATACAGATTATCACCTCAATACGTTAGAGAAAATACAGGAAGAGGTTTAATAGCCATTACTGCAGGTAGATACCAAATTAGAAATATATCATTTAATTATGAGAACTCAGGTTACTTTCAAATAGAAGTGACACCTCAAAATAGAGATACAAATATTTCATATATGAATGGATATATCATTGGAACAGCTACAAGTACAGTAGGTGTGCCTGCAATAAATGGTGGAACGATTAAAGTACCCGTTTCATGTAGAAACACCGATTTTGTCTTAGATATAAAAAGTAGTTCACATCTACCTATGTATATTGCTAGTGCAGAAGTTGAAGGTTACTACCACAGTCGTTCAACAAGGATTTAATTATGATTAAAGAAAATTATGTAAGACCCGCTATTTTAAAAGATGTGGTTGAGTTAGCACCTAAAGTAAGAAAAGGTGATTTAGAAGAAATAAAAGCTTCTAATAATACAACACCTTTTAAAGCATTAGTAATGCCTTTTACACAAGAAGATTCTAAAATTTTTACTATTATTGGAACTGAAGATGAAGGTGTAATTGGAATGTTTGGTGTTTCACCATCACATGACCCTGTATATGGGGTAGCATGGATGTTATCAAGTGAAACATTGTTTAAACATACAAGACAATTTATACAAGAATGTCCAAAATGGATAGAGGAAATGGGACAAGGTTATGAATTTTTATATAACTTTGTAGACAAAAGAAATTGGAAGTCACTTAAATGGCTGCAATATTTAGGGTTTGAACCTTCAACCGAAATTGAAAAATATGGTGCTGGTCAAATGCCTTTTTTATTAATGATAAAAGATATGGAGATAAACAATTAATGTGTGATGCCGTAACTGCAATTACAGTAGGACTTAAAGTCGCTACAATTATGCAAGAGCATAAAAGCGCTAAAGCAATTGCCAAAGGCCAACAAAGAGCTAACGACCAAACTAGAAAAAATTCTAACGCAGCTTATTTAAATGATTTATCAAAAATAGATTCAGAAACTGTGTCTGCAACTAGAGAAAAAGCTGCAGAAACTTTTAGATTAAATCAAGAAAATAACAAAGAAGAAGCATCAGCATTAAATTTAAATGCAGGTAATGCTACTAAAGTTGTACAAGATATAGCAGGCGCTTATGATATGCAATTTTTAGATGTTACTAGAGATTACGAGGCAGACATCTTTAAATTAGCAGGTCAAGAAACAGATGCTTACGCAGCACAAGCAAGAAGATATAACAGTATTAGACCTGTTACTATGCCTGACAAAACAGGAGCATTACTTCAAGTGGCAACTCTTGGTGTAGGTACATATCAAAATTATAAAGATTCACAGAAACCAACCGAATAAAAAATATGGCATATAAATCAAGAGTATCAAATAAATACATAGGTTCATCTTTTGCAGGTCACGTAAATTCATCTAGCAAAAGCAGCGCTACAGATTTAATTAACACTTTAAAACAAGATATTAACCCAGCACTAACACAAATAGCAGATAAATATATAACTGGGAAAAAAGATACCGCAAAAGCATCTATTAATAAATTGCTTATAACTAAAACTCCAGAGGTGATTGAAGCTGAAATTTTAGCTGGAAAACACCCGGAGTTAAGCGGTACGTTTGTAGATAAAACTGTTTCCTATCACACAGGAAAATATCAAGCTGTAGAAACTATTGCTAAAATTGCAGAAGCTAAAACTGAAAAATATGATTTTCAAACAAATAATTTACCAGCATTTTACAATGAATACTTACCAGAATTTCAAAAAAAAGATGGTTCTTATGTACTAGGTTTTGCATCAGTATTTAATGAATACAAAGCAAAAGAATCTATTGCTGATGCTGAAGTTAGAAGTAAATTTGCATATAATAAAAAAATAGATGAAGGAGTTAAAATAGCGTTACATGGAGAAGTAGGTTCATTTTGGGACATAGTTAATAAAGGTTTAGATTATAAATTACCCCCAACAGGAGATGATAAAAAACCTAGAAAAATGTACACCAATGAAGAGAAAAATGACATTGCACTTGCAGCTGCTGAATATTTATTAAACACTGCAACAACTACAGATGAGTTAGATAGAGGTATTAAAATATTAAGTCAAGACAGAGGAACAAGTAAAGAAGGTACAAAATTAGGTTCATTATTAAACACTAAAAGAAATGATGTTAGTGAAAAACTAAGATTATTAAGAACTAGAAGAGTTACAGTAGAAAATCAATCTCGAGCAACTAAAGACAACCAAAGACAAGAAGACATAAGAGCTATCTTTGCTTTGGCTAATGCAGAAATTCCTGCAGATGATGACAATAGCGCAAGACCAAGAACTTTTTCTGAACAATTAGATTTAAGAAATAAATTAGAAACTTATGGTGACCCAACTGCATTACGAGCTTTTGATATAATGGTTGACAATAATAGATTTGTTGATACTGACCCTGCAGTTTTTACACAAATTACAGCAAGTATATTTGATGGTGGGTATTCAAATGCGGCTGACCTTATGAGAGATTTAGTATCTAAAAATGTGTCTTCATCTCAATTTGCAAAAGCATTAACATATTTAACTAAACAACAAGCTGATGATTCAAAAGGTCTTAAACCTATTTACGCTACTGACAGCACATATAATTCAGGAATAAACGATATTATTGGAACTATTAAAGGAAATTTTAAAGTTGGTATTCCCGGAATGGAAAAACCTAATTCTGGTGAAGCAGTTCGTAATGCTAAATATTATATGAAAGCAGAAATTATAAATTTTGAAGAAAGATTTAAAGAAGAAAATAATGGTAAAACACCGGGACTTAAAGACAAAGCTGACTTTATGTTAAACATAGGAAACATTATGAAAACAAGATTTAATCCTGATAATGTACAGCCAGCTATGGAATCAGTAACAGTTTATGAAAAAGAACAATTAGAAATACAAAGAAAAGCAACTGAACAAGCGTTAGCATATAAAACATCAGGAGCTGATAAAGTTTTAGAAGCATTAAACATTAAATTTGAAGAAGACAAAGGTCTTATAAATGTGCCTGTTCCAGATTTATCTACATTTGGAATTAATGATGCTGACCTATTTGACACAGATACAACAGATAGAGCAGAGTTTAAAATTAAAAAAGTTCTTCCATTTATTGAGCAATATTTATCAACAGCATTGCAAGGCACTCCTTTTACTCCAGAAGTAATGGAAGCATTATCAACTCAAGATTTTAATAATTTAATTAAAAACATTGCAAAACAATTTCCAAGTAATCCAAAAATAGACCCAATTGATATTCAAGAAATATTAAAAAAACTAATTAAACAGCAAGGATAATAAATGGCAGAATGGTTAGATAAAAAAGTATATAACAATTCTAATGATTTGCAAAAAGCGCAATCAGCAGAAGCTGCATTAGAAGAAATTCAAACAGAACGATTTTCTAATACTTTAAAAAGTTACTATTCTTACAGAGAAGGTTCTAATTTTTCTAACATGAATGGTGCAGATTTATTAGATTATTTTTATGAAGATAGGTCTTGGAGAAATAACAATACTATTTCTATGGGAATGGACATGGCAAATCTTAATGGTGAAACAGATGCACAAAGAATAAAAGAATTTTCATACATACAACAAACTTATACATCATTACCTTCTTTTTGGAATGACCCTAACAGAAGTTTTGGTGGGTGGTTAATTGATAATGGGGGTGCTATGTTACTTGACCCTGTTAATTTAATTGGTGTAGGTGTTGGTGGACAAGCTGCTAAACAAAGTTTTAAACTAGGTCTTAAAGAATTATTAAAAGGTAAA